AGAAGTATCTCCTGACGGGGTGTTCTTATTGATGGATGTGTCTGTATCAGAAAACAAGTTAAAAGACTTTCTACTGTCTAAGCCTAAGAATGTTGTAGAATTTGAAACTGAAAGACATATTGCTCAACTTAGTTCATACCAATATGAAAAGTCAACAGGAGATCAACTAATTGATTCATTGTTCAAACAGTATCCATACAATGCATTTAACATAAAGCAAGAGCCTTATCAGTTTAAACATAACCCCATGCGCGGTGCTGTAATTGTGATTCCTTATGAAATCAATTGGAACTATCAATTTCTGTCAGCATTAAATGATACTCTATACCGTGTCGAAGATGTATTGCCGGGATTGTTTAAGAAAGCAACAAGCAGTATTGTTATTGAATCTAAAAATCCAAATAACTTGATTTTAGGTAAAACAGATGTACATTACTTTAATGATATGGTACGTATGCAAAAAATAAAAGAGAATTTTGTAGGATTAAATGATCCTAGAATACAAGTAACTATGACTAATAGTCATAATAAAAAAGTACTAAATATGTGTGTCTATCCCAATTTCTTGACCGGATATCAACGTCCGTTTTATAGATTAGGAAGACCTGATCACCTTACCATATTTGGCAATGAGAAAGAACGTCATAGTGTAAAAATTGAATTGGGAAAAGACGCTTCAATTGATTTGAGCGGCATTAGATACATTAAACTTACCATAGTTGCCAATAAAGATTGTGACATAATTAAGCGTAGATAAGTAATTACATGACAGATAAAAAGTTATATCACTGTTCGTTTTGTGGTCATCACAAAGATGAAGTTAAAAAATTAATCGTAAGCGATGAGGTTGCTATTTGTAGCGGCTGTATTGACTTGTGCAATCAACTTATCGTTGATGATAAAACTATTGTAGAACCTGAACGCAAAGAAGTTAAAAATTTCGATGCGTACAGTATCAAAGATCATTTGGATAATCTTGTTATTGGACAAGATGATGCCAAAATCGTACTGAGTGTAGCCATTTCTAACCACTATAAACGTATTAATCATCCTCCTAAAGACCTTGAAATTAACAAGGGCAACGTATTGTTAATTGGACCAACTGGATCGGGTAAAACGTTACTTGCTCGTTCTGTCGCAAAGTACTTAAATGTACCTTTTGTGGTCGCAGACGCTACATCATTAACTGAAGCAGGTTATGTAGGTGAAGACGTAGAAAGCATGATTGGGATGCTACTTAATCTTGCTGACGGAGATATCAAACGTGCAGAGCGTGGTATTGTCTTCATTGATGAAATTGATAAGATTGCACGTAAGAGTGAAAGCACTAGCATCACACGTGACGTATCCGGTGAGGGTGTACAGCAAGCATTACTCAAAATGGTTGAGGGTACTAAATGTCGTATCCCATCCGGTGGCAGACGTAAGAATCCACAGGGTGATATGATTGAAATTGATACTAAAAACATCCTGTTTATTGCGGGTGGTGCATTCGTTGGTTTGGTAGACGTTATTAAGACTAGAACTCAAGGTTCTAGCATTGGATTTGGTGCAGAAGTTAAATCAAAGTCTGCCACTGCAAGTATGTCACAAGTTACACCAGACGATTTAACTAGATTTGGTATGATTCCTGAGTTTATTGGACGCTTCACTACTACTATTACACTTGAAGAACTTTCCCTTGAACAGTTGATTGAAGTCTTAACTAAAGTAAAGAATAGTTTTATTGCTCAATATCAGCACTTGTTTGATATCGACGGAATCAAGTTAACATTTACTACAGAGGCAATCGAAAAACTTGCACAGAATTGTATCGATTTAAAGACAGGTGCACGTGGATTGCAAACTGAAGTTGAGCGTGTATTACTTCCACATATGTTTCATATCCAGCGATATCAGGAACAAGGAATCACTAATCTAAAAATTGATGTTGATTTGGTCAACAAACCTAAGTCACTTGTATAAAAAGTACCCATAATACTTTCTTTTTTTACGCAATCGTGTATGATAAATAATATTGTAGATGCTGATTTATCGGGTCTACAATACAAGTCATCTTGCTTAATAAAGGAGAAAACAAATGACAAATCAACTAACCCTTCGTTCCCTTGACATTCCGTCAATTCATAAGTTCACAGTAGGTTTCGACAATATCTTTGACGAACTACAGCGTGTAACTTCACAAACTAGGGACAACTATCCCCCTTACAATGTAATCAAGCACACAGACGACCAGTTCTCCATTGAACTAGCCGTTGCAGGATTCCATGATGGAGACATTACTGTTGAAGTTGAATCTAATCAACTTACCATCAAGGGTGAACAGACACAGAACCTTGATGATCTTTTAAAGGAAATCGAATATCTACATCGCGGAATTAGTGCCCGCAACTTTGTGCGTACATTTACTTTAGCAGACCATGTTGAAGTGACTAATGCACTAGTGGCGAACGGTATTCTTACTGTGTCACTTGAGCGCAAGATTCCTGAAGAAAAGAAACCCAAGAAGATTGCAATTTCTTTTAATAAATAATATAATATAGTTTGTTAGTAGGCGGTATGGTGCCGTCTACTAACTCTATCAACAAGGTTAAAAATATTATGGCAAACGCAGATACTAAAACTAAAATTAAGCCTAACGTGAGTTTACAAGAGCCACCTCTTTTTAAGATCATCTATATCAACGATGAACATACAAGTATGGAATTTGTAGTAGGAACCTTAGTAGAATACTTCAACTATAATCCAGATACTGCATCGGCAATCACTGTAGATATTCATCAGAAGGGCAGTGCAGTTGTTGCAGTATTGCCTTATGAAATCGCAGAACAGAAGGGCATTGAAGTAACACTTGAAGCCCGTGCGCAGGGATATCCGCTTCAAATTAAAGTTGAAGCAGAATCAAACTGATACGGTGATGCGTTTAGCCCAGTACGGGTTAACATGTAAGTATGGATTGTTGACATAATTAATATCGTCAATATAAGTATCAGCAGTTTTATCGTAAGAGCCAAATACCCAATGACGAACTTTAAGTTCGGTGTCGCTAACTAAAGAGGCACATAAGGGTATTTGGCTCTCTACTATTTCGGGGGTTTCCCTAAAATATAAATCACTAGATGGCACAGCATTAGATACAACAACAATTCGTTTAACATCTAAGTGCTTTTGTAGTTTTTCAATAGACTTATTTAAATAAGCCATATCTTCAAATCTGGCGGCCGTGTAAGTGATATCTCTCATTGTAGAGGTTCCTCCGGCGTCATTCCAACCATTTGCACCTATTATGGCGACCCCGTCAATAATCACTACATTGTGGTGTAGTATAACCACATTTGGTACGGGCTTTAAAAATCCTTCAATTTCATCAGTACGTTCATTAATACTTAAGTTTGTTTGATACTCAAGCATTCCGGGAACATAAAATACCCCCTGATAGAATCTTGCAAGATGGGCTAGAGTTTGTACTATAGTTCTGGAATCAGAACTTACATTCCCTGCAACTAAGCAATAAAGACTAGTTGCTTTCCCTTCCCAATTAAAACTATCGTTGGGGGATAAATTAAGGTCGCTTATAACGTCGAACCCAATGTCCTGCATTTAAGTTATTTTACTACAGTCATCTTTGGGGCTCTTGGCTTTTTTGGTGCCTTTGGCTTAACTGCCTTTGGCGCTGCCGGTGCCCTTGGTTTTCTCGCTACTTTAGCCGTTACAGGTGTCACTTCAGCCTTAACAGTTTCAATTACTGCGGGAGTCTCAACAACGGGTACGGGTACAGGTACAGGTACTGTTTCCGTACTTGTTGTTAATTCTACCTTATAAGGCGCTGGGGCCTGTTCTTGCTTTGGGGCTAAACCCAATACTCGCTTTAAAAAGTCTAACATTTTGATCTCCTAAAATAATATTTATCGGCTAAACTGCCCTAACTTTTTTTCCTAAATAGATGATAATTTAGCGCAATAATGTAACAATAAATAGAATAACCGGAGACGATATGAGTTCCAAAAAACTAAAGAAATACATGGATTTAGAACTTCCAAGTTTAGCATTCCAGCGTAAACAGAAGTATAGAACCGACATGAAAGAAGTCAAACATCTATTCAGATTGTTAAACAAGACTATTTTTGACAATAAACTTCCCGAACCTAAGTTTATTATTTACACTAGGGACAAAGACTACTGGGGACTATGTGAGGCAACAGACTTTACTCCGGCATTACATTCGAAACATTCCGACGTAATTATTCATCTATCAAATAAATGGTTTTGTAAGCAATGGCTTATTGATACATTAGCACATGAAATGTGTCATCAATATCAATGGGATGTATACAGTAGGCAACGTATGAAACGTGGATTAGGACCTATTATGAGTCATGGTCCAAGTTTCTTTATATTCAGAGATAAGTTAGCAGAAGTAGGAATTTCTCTAAAACGTCATCATAGAATGCGCAAATGGTTCTTGCATCAAAACTTCTTTAAATGCTAAAATGCATAAATAGACTTATGCGTGACTTACTAGATATCATTAAACTAATTGAAGAAAAAGAAGAAGGGGATGTTAGTTCCCTTAAGAAAGCCATTGCGGGTCTTTTAAAAGACACCGAAGAGGGAAGTGTTTTAAACCAAGTACTTAAAGTATTACAAGCAGGTAATATTGATGAGCGTATTGCTAAGGTCGTCGGCACTGATGCTGACGCAAAACAGTTTATTACTCAGATCACTGATGCTATTATTAAAAGTGACGCAAGTATTCAACAAAAAAATGAATTCTTAGAGAAGTTTCCAAAAGGCATAATTGATGCAAACACAATGGTTGATGGCGGTGATCACACATTCGAAGAACTAGTTGGTGCAGGATTCCCCACTGAATTACTCAAAGATTTAAGTGTTCGTTTGACCTCACAGGGTGTTGGTCCAGGCGAAGTAGCACTTGCTATTATGAGTCCAAAAATCAAGTGGAGTGGTCGTGAAGTAGGTGGCGGTGACATTCTTGTTAACGGCAAACCCGTTGAAGTTAAGACCAGAGTAAGTTCTGGTGGACGTTGGTTAAACACACGTAAATCTAATATGAACTTG